CCGTTCAGCGAATAGCTCGTGTTCAGAAGGCAGGCTTGAATCGCGTCCAAGACCTTGGACTTGAGCGTCGTCAGCGTCGCAACGTCAATGTCGAGGAAGGGATTGTCGGCCGCCATAAAAGAGCGGCAGCCGTCAAAAGGTTTTTTGACGCGCCGCGCTGGCTTCGATTTGACGCAAAAAAAGCCGCCCCACTATGGGAGCGGCTTGATCTGCTTCGGCGGTCGCCCGCCTCGTCGGCCGTTGCGCCTTGCGGCGGCGGCCTTGGCCTGGGATCGGATCCGCCCGCCTAGGCGGCCTAGCGCGACCGCGGCGGGGTTCTTGGCTGCGTCGGTCATAAAAAGGGGGCGGGTGGTGAGCCCGCCCCGGTGGGCATCAGGCGCGGTAGGCGCGGCGCTCATCTCCGCGCATCTGCTGGTGGTCGTCGTAAGCCATCAGCAGCGCGTTGCGTTCAAGGTTTCCGGCGTAGTCGCCGCGGAGGTTGGTGCAGATCGTCGGGCGATAGTTGCCCTTCGCGTTGAGCAGTTCGTCGAAGCTGCGGAAGGCGGAGTGCTTGCGGGTCAGGTTGTCTAGTTCGGTGGTGTTCATCGTCGTTGTTTTGTTGAGGTTGTCGTTGTTGACGTGACCAGAGAAACCCAACCGCTCGGGAATCTCAAGAACTATTTTGAGGAAAACCTCGGCCCCAATTCCACGCTACGTCTTCGCCGGCACGTATCGGATGATGCCCGCGATCGTCGCCATACAAAGCAGCATCGCGCTCGTGTCCAAGCCGTGGTTCGGCGCGTTGCTCCTCACCTCCCTCCATTCCCACACGCCGGTCCGCACCTCGACCTTGGCCTCACCCTTGAGGTGCTCAAGGTAGAGCGGGTTGACGTCGGACGGCAGTTCCCAGCGGAGATCGCCCTTGCCCTCCAGCGCGGAGGCGAGCGTGTCCTTAAAGTAATCGCCGGACCAATTGTAAAAGTAGACGTCGCCGCCGCGGTAGTCGCTGACTTGAGGATCGCTGAACGGGAAGTTGACCATCGTGCCCGTCGCCTCGTCGCGCATCGTCCACGTCCGCCGGCCATAGCCGCGCATCGAGCGCCAGCCGAATTCGGCGCAGTCGCGGTCCACGTCCGCCGGCCGGTAGCCGCGGTCCTGCGCGACGCACGCCGACGCGACCTTGAACCGATCCTGGAGCGCGCGCAGCTGGTCGCGCGTATCGATGCGGCCGAACCATAGCTGGCGGTAGCGCGGCCCTTGCGCGGTGCTGAACGCGCCGACCTCGACCCAGAAATGGTCCTGCTGGCGATCAATCGCTAGGAAGCGGATCGCCTCATCGGGAATCGACTCGCCCTGCGCGTAGTCGGCCAGCTTGTAGCCGCTGTCCTTGAGCAGCACGTTCACCGCTTTCTTTTCCACGATCCACGGCAGCGCCTGCCGCTTGGTGCGGAACTCAATCTTCGCCTGCTCGTCGCCCGTGCGGACCAGCTGGTTTTCGGCTTGGAGGAACTCTTCGACTAGGAGCCGCATCGGCCGCGTGACGATTGCCTCAAGGCGGAACGAGCGCACCTCCCGCGGCGCCGCAGGATTCATCGGCACGAAGCGCCCAGTCTTCGCCCAGCCGGCGCGGGTCGCGTCGCTGTCCGCGGACTCGTGCCCGCAGGAGATGCAGCGAAAGCGGCAGGTCTCCACCGCGCGGCCGACGTCCCACGTCTCGTCGTCTCGTCGAGCCGCTCGGTCCCAGATCACGCCGCCGCGTTGCTCCTTGCTTAGAACCTCGAAGGCAACTGGAAGCACCTTGCGGCAGCCTGGGCACTCGGCGTGCCACTCGCCCTGATCGCCAGAGCGGTAGCTCGTGTCCTCCACGTTGCCCGTCTCCGCGTCCATCACCGGCGCTTGGCTTGCGTTGTAAATCTTCGAGCGCCCGACCTCCTCGAACTTGGAGACGCGCGCCACCGCGTGGCCGTAGATCTCCTGCCAGCGCGGGAGCCAGAGCTCGTCGTTGATCTTGTAGCGGATCGACTGGCTCTGCTGCGTCGATAGGTTGGCCGCGTTGAGCGTGACAAAGAAGCCGCCGAAGAAAATCTCCGTCGTCGTCCGATGCGGCCCCGGCTTCGGCAGCATTGCCGCCACCGGCCGGCAGCGCTCGAGCAGCGGCCAGAGGCGCGTCTTAGCGTGCTTCTCCACCATCTCGTCCGTCTGCATCGTCCAGCTGATCGGGCCGGGATCGTTGGCAATTATCCACGGCAGCCAGACGTCGGCGACCAGCGTGCCGCCGATCTGCACGGCTTTCCTAAAGTGAACGCGCCGGACCAGCGGATTTTGCAGCGCGTCGAAGATCGGCACGAGCCACGGCGACAGCCGCACATTAAACGGCCCAGGCGTCGCGTAGGATTCCGGCAGCTGGACGTGCCGCCGCGCCCAGTCGTAGATCGGCGAGCGGTCCGGTCGCGGTAGGCGGAAGCCGGCGAGGAGTTGCTCGGCGCTCATTCCTCGGTCGCGCTCTTCCGAATCGCCTCCGTCTCGAACCGCGCAAGGTTGCCCGCGATCACCTCGCGAATCTCGTCCAGGATCAGGCCGCCTTCGACGTTCGCCTCCGCGGCTGACTTGCCGGCGACGCGCGGGCCGAGCTCAACCTCCAGCTTGAGCCGCAGCAGAAGGTCGAGCTTCTGGCTGAGCAGCTGGAGCATATCCTGCACGACCTCGCGCTCGACGGTCTCGCCCTCCTCACGCTTGTTCTTCTTCTTCAGCAGCGCGATGTTCTCTCGCATTAGCTCGGCCTTGAGATCAGCCAGCGTCTTGGTCGACGTGTCCTTGCCGATCAGCTTCTCGGCGCAGAACTTCCGCCACGCCGTCAGGTTCTCGCGACGTCCGTCGATCTGCTTCGCCGGCGCCTCCTCCGGGTAACGCGCACGTGCATCATAGATCGCCTGCCGCGAAAGCCCGAGCTCGCGCGCCAGGGTCGCCGTGTCCTTGACCCAGTCGCCGCCCGATTGCTTCGCCTCGTATTCGTCGAGCGCCTTCCGCTCCGCGGTCGTTAGCGTCTTGCCGGCCTTCAGCCGCTTGACGATGTTCGCGAGGTTGGCCTTCGCGTAGACCTCGACCGGGGACGCGGAGTCGTCAGTCACAGCTTGCGCGGCTCCTTGCCGGTGGCGTCAGCCCAGCGTTGAATCGCGACGGCGACGTAAGCGGGATTGAGCTCAATCGCTCGGCACTTCCGGCCCGTGCGCTCGCAGGCGATGATCGTCGTGTCGCTGCCGCTGAATGGCTCGTAGATGAGCTCGCCCGGCTTCGAGTTGTTCCGGATCGGGCGCTCCATACACTCAATCGGCTTCTGCGTGCTGTGGCCCGTCTCGCTCTTCTGCGGCTTGTCGATTTCCCAGAGCGTGCTTTGCGTTCGGTCGCCGTTGTAGTGGCCAGTCGCGCCCTTTCGGACGGCGTACCAGCACGGCTCGTGCTGCGAGTGATAATCGCCGCGCCCGAAAGTATGCTGGTTCTTGCCCCAAATAATTAGAGCACGCATTTGAAATTTACTCGTCTCGAGGCTTCGAGCGACAACCGGAGAAAATCTATCTGCGTGCCAAACGTAGCAAACGTCTCCTTCAAAAAGCTGCCACGCTTCGGTCCAATCAGCACGATCATCATTCAATACCTTCCCAGTCGCTGCTCCCGATCCAGCAACTCCAGCCTCTTGCCTCCAGCTTGCATCGTATTCTACCCCGTAAGGCGGATCCGTCACCATCAAATGCGGCATCTCGTCGCCGAGCAACCGCTTCACGACCTCCGCGCTGGTTGAGTCGCCGCAAGTGATCCGGTGCTCGCCAAGCTGCCAAACCTGCCCGAGCTCGACGCCCCACTTCGCGCGTAGCTCCTCGGCCTTGTCGATCTGCGGTTCTGAATCGGCGTCGCTCTTCAACTCCGGCTTCAGCGCCTCAAGCTCGTCCAGGTCGAAGCCGATCTCTTCGAGCGGGAAGTCCTCGGCCTTGAGCGACGCAAGCACGTCGGCCAGCTTCTCATCCCACTCAGCCAGTTCCGCGCTGCGGTTGTCCGCGATGCCGAAGGCCGTCGCCTGCGAGCCGGTCAACTCAGTCCGCACGATCTGGATCTCGCGCCAGCCAAGCTCCCGAGCCGCGGCCAGGGTGCCGTTGCCGGCCAAGACAATTCCCTTGGCGTCGACCACAATCGGCTTCTGCTGACCGAAGCGACGCAGGCTCGCCTTGATCGCGTCCATATTGCGCTGGCCGTGCTTTCGCACGTTCGCCGGATCCGGCGACAGCGTCTCGATTCCGACAGTTTCAAGTTTCATTCGTCAATTTTTACAAAAAGCCCAGCCCCGTTTTTTTGCGCTAGGTCTTGCAACC